GGGGAGCATAACGCTCCCCTACATGGTTCTCGAAGAGGGGTATGACCCCTCATCGTTTACCAATCCCTCAACCTGTGACTGGATTCAGCTATGCCACAACGTGTAAGGACCCATTTTACCACCCTTGATGGGGGGATAAGATGGCAGTCCGGTGCACCAATTGCTCCTGTGCAGATAACGAATTATACGGCAACTTGCACGGACTTTAATGATCCGGGCGACTGTCGTCCATTCGATCAATCATCATGGGAAGCAAAAGGTGGGATCATCAACCATCCTTTGGATGCCGCTGGTACAGGATTTTCGTCCTATATCTGCGATATGCTCAGGTCGACGGTCGCTGGTCCGCATTTACTGAATGTTACGGGGGTTCCTTCTGATGTAGACGCTGCCACACAGGGAGCGGCTAGGACAAATCCATCGCGTCCATATGTGGACATTCCGGTGGATTTGCTTCAGATAGGTGAGCTGCTTCATCTCATCCAACATGAGGGTATTTCCCTCTTGAAGGATGCGGCGATGCAGAACTTACGGTTCCAATTCGGGATTCAACCCTTAGTGGAAGACGTAGTTAAGACGCTTGCAAAGTTCCATGAACAAGTCGATAGACGTGTTCAGGATGTGCAGCGCCTTCAAACCAAGAAAGGCCTCCGTAAAACGGTGAAAGTTGGAGAGTCATCATATGGTGGATCGTCCTTATGGACGCCACAAAGCAATGGGATATTTATATCCCAACGCGCATATGCTCTGACGATGTTTACTAAGAAGGTGCACTGCAGGTGGATGCCCACAGCAGACCTTTCTAAGTTATACACTCCAACCGAAATGCGTAGGAAGATCCAACAAGCGGTATACGGCGGTACAATTGATTTATCAACTGTATGGCAAATTATACCGTGGACTTGGCTCATCGACTGGGGTTTTAACGTTGGGAATTATTTGAAATCCCAACGTAATATTATTCCAGCCCAGCTGACTCAATGTGTAGTCATGCTGCATACGCGCACTGCTTGGGAATGCCCAGGAGTAACGGGTTCCAATAATGGTAAACCTACCACTATGGATCCGATACTTATCCTACGGCAATCCAAATCACGCAAGTCAGTGTCACCATCGGTCACAGCCCACTTCCCATTTCTCGATGGGAACCAGGTGGGCATCTTGGCCTCATTGTTCGCATTGAAGGGCAAAATGCCAGCCTTTGCGAAAGAAATGAAAGCCAAAATCTAGGAGTAATAAGCATGTTCGGAGATCCGACTACTATCACGGTGAATGCCGTGGCAAAGGCTCTCGTTCGTATTAATCAGGATAAGTACTCTTCTGAGTATCTCCTGAGAAGTGCGACTGATGAGTTTCGCCTCTTCATTCGGAATAGTACGTCCACTGACAAGACTCGTGGTGTGTCTACCGACCGCCACAACATCTTGCTCAAATGGACCGTCTTTCCAGTTGCGCCGGCTACGCGTTCCTATATTAGGACTGCGTCCTGCACTATTACCAACGAAGTTGGTGATACTCAGGTTGATCCGGTCAACTTGACCATCGGGCTGTGTAACTTCCTGACTGCAACGTCAGGTCAAGCTATCAGCAAGATGCTCAACAGCGAGAGTTAATACTCGGGCTGTTCCGTGAACTCACGATTGAGAACCGTGAGTACGTAGAACGATCTCCGGCTTGGATTCCCCCTTCCGAAAGGAATTAGGAATGAAAAGCCAGGTTAATGCTCTACTCCATGTCTCGCACGGCATCTTAAAAGATGTTCGTGCGGCGTACCCGTCGTTGAAAGGATTGGATCTCGATTTCGAGACCCTTACCCTTTTATGTCGGAGGCGGGATCTAACAGTTTTCACGTTAGATCTCCCCAATCTCGATTCCATCCTCTTGGACGGACTAGAGAATGGACGCCTTCTTCTAAGTGGACCGCTCTGTCGAGCTGTCTCTAAGAAGACCAGGGTGCCGAGATTATTCTCGGGACTGTGGTTGCGCGTCTTCGATCGTGACGGTTGCTTGAGACCTGAGGTCGATTCCTTAGCCATTTTCTTTCTCCGGCAACTTAGTTGCCTCGGGAAGAAACTAGCCGTAGATTGTTCTCCAAAGCGCATAAAAGCGACAGTGGAGGAATATCATGGAATCGAACGACAACTCCGGGACCCATCTTGTCGATGGGACCTCGACTTCGTCGACTTCGAGGACGGGGCAGTTGATCGCTCTCTCAGCGAATCTACTGCCTATTCTCATCCCCGTCTTTCGGGCGATCTTTTCTCGCAAACAGCGGGATCGGGTCATTCCGAAGACGAACGTGAGCACCTCGAATGCCTCCTGAATAAAGTTCAGCAAGTTGCTGATCTGGTTTCAGAGGCTCTTGGTCCTTTTCATTCCATTGATCTGTCTGATCTTTGGTTTGAGTCTGGACTAGGTACCGGTTTCAAGCATGGACCTGGTGCTGTTGCGGAAAGGCTTAAGAATCATGAGAAATCATGGTTCCCAAACTGGCCGCAGAAGCTTCACCGTATGTTCCCGTTTGAGCTTGTGGGTAAAACCGCTGGCTCGGATATGGAACGCCCCCTCAATCATGAGGTGGCTTCTCGTCTGATATCTGTACCAAAGACTGCAAAGGCTCCACGCCTTATTGCAGCTGAGCCGGCAGCACATCAGTACTGTCAGCAAATGGTATGGAGATACCTGCGTGAAAGAGTTGAATCGGTTTTTGAGGGCCGATTCATCAACTTCCGTAGGCAGGACCTATCAGCCGAGATGGTTGTGAAAGCTTCCCTTGATCGATCTCTTGCGACGGTAGATCTATCGTCTGCGAGTGATCGCCTTACGTGTTGGACCGTGGAACGGATCTTTAGAAGGAATCCTTCTTTATTATCCGCTCTGCACGCCGCACGTACGAGGTGGATCAGAGATGATATCTCTGATTCTCCAGGCTTCTTGAAAACCAAGAAGTTTGCCTCGCAAGGCTCAGCTAAGACATTTCCTGTCCAGTCTATCGTATTTCTATGCATAGCCCTTGCGGCTAGTATAGAAGGTCCGATTCGCTGGTCCTCTATCAGGAAGATGTCTAATCAGGTACGTGTGTTTGGGGATGATATTATTATCCCCTCACACGGGTACGGGCCACTACTGGCCATTATGGAGTCCCTTCAGTTGAAGGTGAATACGAGTAAATCGTATGTCGCCGGATTCTTTAGGGAGTCCTGTGGCTCTGAGGCATACCAGGGGTGTTGTGTTACCCCGGTCAAACCTCGGACAGTAGTAGCAGACGGCCCAGCGGCTTGTCAAGCTATTATTGATACATGTAATAATCTCTTTAAGAAAGGATTATGGCATGCGTCAGATAACTTGCTCCATTCCCTACCTCCATATATTCGATATGGACTCAGGATCGTGGACCAACATACCGTTGGGTACTCGGGCCTTACCTCGTATAGTGGCGGTTTCGAGACCCATCTTCGCAGAAGATGGAATCGAGACTTACAACGATACGAGTGTCGAGTTTGGTCACTTCGTGACAAGACTCGTAAACAGGCTCGGGACGGATTCCCTGTGCTTCTGGATTTCTTTTCCAGAGCGCACGATGACGAGCGAGCTCGCGTCGTGTCTGAAAGCACAGGAATTCGGAAAGCCAGAGGTGGCTTTCACTGGGAGCCCCTTAACTCTGGTTCTCTTGAAGATGATGGGAGGTCTTCCGTTAAAGGAAGAAATGGGACAATCCCTCGTTCGGTGGTGGCTCGCCCGTTGCAGGTTTCATTCCTGCTTGGTCGAGGTACCCCTGCCGACAGGGGATGGTGCCCATACCTCCACACTCATCATTCAGTTAGAGGACCAGGACTTCTCAGATCTGGTTCTTCCTCTATTGAGGGATGAGAGCTACCAGCAAAGTAGCGCTCAGTTAGAACCTAGACTGGAAGTCTAGTTAGTTAAGGGTGGTAGGGGAGTAGATAACCTTACCTCTTAAGTGAGGTTAGATTACTTCTCCTTTGGGT